TTTTCGGCGAGGGTGGGGAGAGTCAGGGACAACTGACGTGCCACTAGATGTAGAAATACAGATGCGGGTTTACATGGAGATTTTTGATGCTCCATACTGGGATATCGCTACTCTTTTTAGTCTCGATGATTTCAGAGTCTATAGGTTGGAAAGAGATAAAGAGTTGGGTGAATCCATACTCGAAGTAGCACAAGCTTGGTGGGAAAAGCACGTCGATAACGAGATTCCACCAGATGTAGACGCAACCAAAGAATGCATGAAGGTTTTGAATGCCTTGAACCCAAGAGTTAAAGATGAAGATCTGAGGGTTGCTACTGCAGCTGAAAAAGACCTACATGAGAAGATATTGAAGGCTAGACAAGAAGTAAAAGAAGCAGATCAAAAGAAGAAAGAGTTAGAGAACCTTTTGAGGGCAAAAATAGGTGACGCGATTGGAATCAAAGGTGTTGCGACATGGAAGCCTGGTAGACCTCGGAAAGTATTTGACCAAGTTGCTTTCAAAGAAAAACATCCAGAACTGTATAAGAAATTCGTAATCGAAAAACCCAGCAGTCGTAACCTTAGAATCAAAGAGGGATCATGAGCACAGCACTTTCAACCAGAGACAAAGTCACTCAACTTAACGACTATCTCGAAGGCAAAAAAAGCAGTCTGATTAAGATTGCACCACAAGGCACTGACGTAGACAGAATCATTCGTGTTGCTATGTTTGAAGCTGTTAAGAACGAAAGACTTGTGCAGTGCAGCCCAACTTCCGTTTATATGGCACTTGCCAAGGCGTGTGAGTTGGACCTGGTTGCAGGAGGTGTGTTGCACCGTGCCTCTCTGGTTCCAATGTGGGACAAGAAAAGCAAAGGATACAACGCAGAGTTGTGGATTGAGTACACAGGACTGATGGACCTTGTAAAGCGATCAGGTGAAGTTGCTCATTTCAAAGCAGAAGTCGTCTACGAAAACGATGAGTTCGAACACTCGTTCGATCTTGAGAAGGGCGAAGTACTTCGACACAAGAAGTGTCACAACAACACTGGTGACTTGCTTCTTGCTTACGCTGTATGCTTTTTCAAAGACGGTCAACGCCAAGTAGAAGTGATGCGTAAGGATCAAATCAACAAGATTCGCAAGAGCTCACGTAGTCCAGAATCTGGACCTTGGGCACAACACACAGAAGAGATGTGGCGAAAGACAGTGATCCGTCGAATCTGTAAATATCTTCCGCTAACGCCGAAAACGACTGCGGTGCTTGAACATGATATCCAATCCGATTTTGGATCGATGGGTATTGAAGCGATTGACGTAGATGTTCACGAACAAGACGACACACTAGACGCAAAAAATGTTATTGATGTGCAAGATACTGAATCCAAGCCAAAATCGAAGCGGAGCTCGAAGGTGAAAGATTTAGTTGAGAAAGCAAAAGAAAACACACTTCCTGAACCTGAAGAAGATTTTACCTCGTAGGAGAACCACATGTCGCTGCTTGATCAAGCTTCCAAAAATGTCTCGTTTCACAAATTGCGAATGCAGGAAACTGCTGGCAAGAACGTAGAAAATAAATTTATTGTCCAGCCAAATGTGTTGTTGGACATTTTGAACGACGAGATGGATAGTCGCTTAATCGACAAGAAACAGAAAAAGCAGTTCTCTGGATACAGAACTCGTTTGAGTAAGACTGAATGGCGTCT